AACAGGGGAGCGACGATGAGAAAAACGCCATCGTCGACACGATGCTGCAGCGGATCGAACAGCACCGCGGCTACCTCGTCGCTGCGACCAACTACGCCGAGGCGATTGACCAGGCGATCTGGCGGCGCTTTGACATGCACATCACGCTCGAACTGCCGGGGCAGGGCGAACGCGAGCGCATTCTCGCGCGCTATTTTGCCCCCTTCGTTCTGCCGAAGGCGGCGCTCCACGTCCTCGCCGAATCCTGCGAAACAGCGTCGCCGGCGCTGATGCGGGCGCTGGCCGAGAACATCAAACGCGCGCTGATCGTCGGCCCGAAGCTTGGGGCCGACATGGACAAACGCGCGGTGTTCGGCCGCGTGCTTAGCGCGATCCATCCCCATCCCGATCTCGGCAAGCCGCGGCTATGGAGCCTCGGGGTCGCCGATCCGGCGATTGCGGCGTTGCCTTGGCCGCTGACGCGTGACGGCGAGGTGGCCGAGGTCGCCGCCGCGCCGACCATCTCGTGCGCCGGCGTCGTTCCGTTTCGGCGCCCAGCGCCATGAACATCCATCCGCTCGCCAATCTCTTTCCGATGATGGAAGGCGACGACCTAGCGGCGCTCGTCGACGATATCAAGGCGCACGGGCTGCGCGAAACGATCGTGCTGCTCGACGGCGCAATCCTCGACGGGCGCAACCGCTTCCGCGCTTGTGAGATCGCCGGCGTAACGCCGCGCTTTCGCAGCTATTTGGGCGAGAATCCTCTTGCTTACGTCCTCAGCCTCAACCTGGCGCGGCGGCATTTGAACGAAAGCCAGCGCGCCATGGTGGCGGCGCGGCTGGAGACGATGCGGCCGGGGCGGCCGGGAAAAGACGCAAATTTGCGTGTTTCGCGCGGTGAAGCGGCCGCAGCGTTGCACGTCAGCGCGCGCAGCGTCTGCGACGCCGCCAAGGTCAGTTCGGACGCGGTGCCCGAACTCAAGGCGGCCGTCGATCAAGGTGCGCTTTCCGTCAGCGCCGCAGCGAAGGCGCGCGCGCTGACGCCGGAGATCCAACGCGAGATCGCGGCCCGCGCTAGCGCGGGCGAGGCGCGAGCGGCGCAGACGATCATCAAGCGTGCGGCGCGCGATGAACGTGAAGCGGACCTTGGCGCGCGGCAGTGTGCGCTCCCTGAGGCGAAATTCGGCGTCATCCTCGCCGATCCGGAATGGCGGTTCGAGCCATGGTCGCGCGACAGCGGCCTCGACCGCGCCGCCGACAACCACTATCCGACCAGCGCGGTCGAGGAAATCGCGGCGCGCGACGTCGCTTCGATCGCCGCCGACGATTGCGTGCTGTTCCTCTGGGCGACGGCGCCGATGCTGCCACAGGCGCTCGTCGTGATGGCGGCGTGGGGCTTTGAATATCGGTCGCATGTCGTGTGGGCGAAGGATCGAACCGGGACCGGCTACTGGTTTCGCAACGCCCATGAGCTGCTGCTGGTGGGCGTGCGCGGCGCGATTCCGGCCCCGGCGATGGGGACGCAATGGGACTCGCTGATTGCCGAAGACCTCGGCGAACACTCAGCTAAGCCTGCCGCCTTCCTGACGATGATAGAACACTACTTCCCTAACCTTCCCAAGATCGAACTGAATCGGCGCGGGCCGGCGGCCAAGGGCTGGGCGGCGTGGGGGAACGAAGCGACAGAGACGGCGTCGCCGCCGGAGTGATTTTCGAGGGGGATTGTATGGGCGTGACGTTGAGCGCGGCGCAGATTCGCGAGGCGCAGATCTACGATCAGGGATTTCAGGCGGGCAAAGCGGCTGGCTGGCGCGCGGCGTTGCGCGAGACGACCAGCACGCGCCACACTGAAGCGGGCGCGATCGCCGATAGTGTGGTGCGCGAGGTAGCGCGGCGGTATTCGCTGACCGAAGCGGAGATGATCGGCCACGCCGGCCGCTTGGCGCTCTCCCATCCGCGCTTTCTCGCCTGCTGGGTTGCAGCACGACTGTCGGGTCTGAGCAAGATCGCACTTGGCGAACAGCTGAAGCGCGACGCGACGACGGTCGCCTACCAGCTGCATATCTTCGAAACGCGCGCCGCGCTCGACGCCAGTCTGATGGTTGAGGCGCGCGCGGTCGCCCTGGCGATCGGCCGCGAATTGCCGGACGAAGCGAGGGCGCCGCAATGAGCTTTCTCGCCCGCGGGATCGAAGGCCTGCCGTTCGCTCCGATTGTGATCGGCGGCTCATGTCGGCGACGGACCGTCGACGATGGCGATCATCCATCGCCGGCGATTCTCGCGGTGATGGCGCTCCGATACGGCTCATGCCGTTGGCCGATCGGTCATCCAAAGCAAGAGGGATTTTGCTTCTGCAGCGCCTCGCGCGCGCCTGGCAAGCCTTACTGCGCCGAGCATAGCGCGTGGGCGCGGGGCTGAGATGACTACGTCCCGCCATTCCTGGAAGCCGCCCGTGCGCTTCCCGTTCAAGACCGAGCGCGAGTGCCGGCGCTGCGGGTTGATCCGCGTCACCCGCCATGAGGTAGGCGAACGCGTCGTTCCTTGGGTCGAGTTCTGGCGTGATGGCGTGCGGTTGGAGGTGTGCGGAACGCCGGCGTGTGAGCCGGGGGAGATCGGTCGGGTATGAGCGGGCCAGGTTTGACGTGGGCAATCGCCCAGAAGGGTTCGGGGCCCGGCATGCAGGCGTTGCTGCTGACGCTCGGACTGAGTGCGACCGACCCAAGCCAGCTTTGCGAGCTGCCGATCGGCTTACTCGCTGAACGCACGCGCCAGTCGCGCCGCAGCGTATCGCGGCTGCTCGCTGAGCTCGAACAGATGGGCGTGATCGAGCGCGACGACCGATATGTGGCCTATGGCGATCGCAAGTTGATCGTCCGGCTACGGCTCGATCGAGAGGTGCGGCTGCTGACGCTGACTGAGCGCAACGCTATGCCCGCAAGTCATGGAGTGGAGGACGCGGCTTCTGACGATCCGAAAGACGCGGAGACGAGCGAAACAGGTCGTGCCAATCCTGCAGAGAGGTCGTGCCAATCCTGCAGAGAGGTCATGCCAAAAGCGACAACAGGTCGTGCCAATCCTGCATCCCCACCATTATATACGAATCTAGAAGAATCTCTCTCAAACGCGAGCGCGAGCGCCCGCGAAGGCGAGAGAGAGAAGTTTATAGAATTTCAGAAAAGACTTCGCGACGACCAGAAACGCTTCGCCGCCAACTATCCCGGCATCGCCGGGATGGACCTGGAGCGTGTCGAACAGGAGCTCGGCCGGCTCAACCTCGGCGATCGCGACATCGCGATCCGCGAAGCGGCGCATTACGCGGCCGAGTTCAAGGCGTCGAAGAAAACCTTTCCGAAGGAAGCCTGGCGCTGGATCGCCGCGCGCGATTTCGATCGGCTCGCCGAAGTGCGCCAGGCCAAGGCGGAAAAGGCCGGGCTGAAAGCGCCGCTCGTGCCGGTGCGCAAGGGCACGCGGGCCGGCGACACATGGGAAGCGAGCGATCGCCGCACCGGCAAGAAGGGCTACTGGACTTGGTCGGACGAGCACCGCTGCCAGGTCAGCTGGCGGCCGACGTTGTTCCCACCGGAATCGGCCGCCGCGGCCGCGCTGGAAGCGGAGCCTGCCGCGCCCGCGCCGCGGGTCGCCGCCGACGCCTGGAAGACGCTCGCGGCGCGCATCAACCCGCAACCCGTAAACCCTGATCCAGATCCTGTCGAAGGGACCGCCGGACCGCCAGACGATGAAATTCCGTTCGAGTGAGCGTCGTTTCAGTGCGTTGGGTGGTCGACAGGGAGCTTCGACATGAAGACACGCAGCGCGGCGAACGGCGGAACTTTCCGAGGGGCCGACGACGAAGACAAGCTGGTCGAGCCGGCCAAGCTTGAAGTCGACGGTTTGCGTTGGGCGGTGGCTCGGGTCGCACCGGGAACTGAGCGACGTGTGACGCGCGATCTCGCCGGCGAGGGGTATCGGCCCTACTGCCCATTGGGGCGAAAGCTTTCGATGCGGGGGCGCGCGATCGTGAACGGCGCGAAGTGCCGTCGCCGCATCATGCGGCAATTCGTGGTGTTTTCGGGCTATGTTTTCATTGGTTGTGCGCTGGGTCACGAGGTCGGACGCAAGATCTATGATCGTTGGGACAACCGCGTCGGCGTCGTGCTCGGCGACGCAGCGGGTACGACCTTCATCGCGCCCGAAATCGTCGTCGAGATCAACAAGCTCGAGATCGCCGGCCGATGGTGGGATAATTGGGCCGTCCAGACGCACCTGCGGCCGGGCAAGAAAGTCCTGGTCACCGATGGCCCGTTCCGCGATATGCGCGGGATCATTGAAGCGTTGCCGGCGGAGATGCGCGTGACGGTCGATCTCAGGCTGTTCGGCCGTGCGACGCCAGTGATGTTTGACGCCGGCCAACTCGAGTTGGTGTGAACTGGACGGAGGACGAGCGATAAACCGCGCTTGTCAACTTGAGCCGACTTGAGCTAAACGAGTCGCCAGCGCGATTCGCCTAAAGAGTCGGCTTCCACGGAAGTGTTGCAAATTTGCAACCCCACCGTGCCGCCGCATTGGTGAAAGCGCTTTTTATCCCCTCGTGAGCCGTCCATGCAGATCGTCGCCAGGTTCGACGACGGCGCAATCACGCGCCTGCAAACGCGGCTCAACGCCTTGGCGGAAAACGGCCGAGTCGAGATGGCCGCGGCGCTCAACGCCGCAGGGCTCAGTCTTCGCCGCAAGACCGTCGCCGCCGAGACGCCGCAGACCGGGCTCGCCGAAAGCGTCATCGATCGCGCGCAGCAGACGATCGACGCCAGCGCAGCGACGCTCATCTTCACGATCGTCGCGCGTGGCGGCAGCGTCCGATTGAAATACTTCGGCGCGAAGGAAGGTGGGGGAGGGGTCACGGCCCATCCCTGGGGGAGGGTGACCTTCTATTCGGGTGATTTTATCACCTCAGGTAGGCCCGGCGCTCGCGCTGCATCGCCGAAGCTTGGCGGCCACGTCTACACCAATGTTGGCGGCGGCAAGTGGCACGGCAAGATCAAGCAAGTCCGTCCCGGCCTGTTCATCCCAACCGAACTGACGCTAGGCAAGACGGTCGCGGCTTTCAAAGACGGCGGTCCCGCCGCGCTCCAGGCGATCATCGCGCACGTCGTCGCCATCCTTCAGTGAAGGCGCGCGGTTCGGCCCACCAGGTGCGGGTCCTTCCCCGGCCCCCCGACGACCCACGGGTCGGAAACTGCGGTTTGGCGCTAGTTGCAGTCGTTTTTGAAGCCTAAAGCTGGGCTAAAGCCCTAAAGAGGCGGCGTTTTATGGAAGAGCCGCAGATCGTCCGAAAAGGCGAGTTTGCGGAGCTGCTGGGCGTCACGGCCGGGCGCATCTCGCAATTGATCGCCGAGAAGAAGCTTCGGCCTCCGGCGCTGGTCGGCGAAGGGCGCGCGGCGCGTATCGTCGTGCCTCTTGCGCGCCAGCAGCTCAAGGAAGCGCTGGACCCGGCGCAGCGGTTCGGCCTCAACGGCATCACGACGCGACTCGACGCGCCGCCAGCTCCGCCGCGCGCTCCCGTCGTGGCGATCGCGCCGATCGCTGACCCGGCGCCGATCGACGATACGGTCGAGACCAAGATCAAGGCCGAGAAGCTGCGCCAGGCGCAGCTGATGACGTCTCGGCTCGAGGAAGAGGATCGCGCGCGCCGCGGCGTCTATGTCGAAGTGGCGGCGGTCCGAGCCGAAATGACGCGACTCGTCGGCGACATGCTGAAGATCTTCGAGGGCTGGTTACCCAACCTAGCATCCGACTTTGTGGCTGAGTTCAAGATTCCGCCCCGCGATGCGTTGCACCGCGCGCGCAAATCCTTCGTTCGTGCGCGGGAACAAGCTTCTCAAGCCGCGGCAGCGAGCGCCGCGAGACAATCGAAGGTCGTCTCCGACGACGAGACTCAGCCGACGTCGGTTCAATGAGCACCTGGCTCGCCAATGCGCAGTGGCTCGGCGATCAAGTCCTCGCCGAACTGCTGAAACCACCGCCGCCGGTCGACTACGAAAAGTGGGCGATCGAAAACATCAGTTTTTCCGAGCGCGAGTCACCACTTCCGGGCCCCTACAATCCAGACCGCGCTGTGTTGTTCAGTGAGGTATTCCGCGCTCTCAGTCCCGACGATCCGTGCCGCATCGTCACCCTCTCTTGCGGTGCGCAGATTGGCAAGACGGTCGTCGCCACCGTCTTCTGCCTCGGCAGCCTCGATCTCGACCCAGGCGATTTTCTTTACGTTCACCCGACCGAGGACAACGCGCGGCGCTGGTCGAAGCTCAAATTCGCGCCGATGGTGCGCGGCAGTCCGCGCCTTCGCCAACTCTTCCCCGAGAAGTCGCGCGACGGCGCCGACTCGGTGCTGTTCAAGGAACGCGCCGACGGCCGCGGCGCAATCCTGATCTCCGGCGCCAATTCGCCGGCGTCGCTGTCGCAAGTGTCGATGCGCCGCCAGGTGCAAGACGACCTGGCGAAATGGGTCGAGAACGACGCTGGAGATCCCGAGGGGCAAGCCGACAGTCGATCGTCGGCGTTCGACTTCGCCAAGATCCTCAAGATCTCGACGCCGCTGGTGCTGCCGGGTTGTCGGATCACCAAGAGCTTCGAAGCGGGCAGCCAGGAGTCCTACTTCGTTCCCTGTCCGCATTGCGGCCACGAACAGACGCTCGATATCGAGAATTTTCTCTCCAACCTCGACGAAGAACATCCGGAGCGCTCGTGCTTTTCCTGCATCGAGTGTGGCGGCCTGATCGAAGAGTATCATCGCGATGCGATCGTCAGGGCAGGGCATTGGCATTCCCGCAACCCGGCAGCGATGCGCCATCATCGCAGTTTCACGCTGTGGGCCGCCTATAGCCCGCTGAAGCGCTTCGAACTGATCGCTCGCTCGTGGCTTGCCGCCCGCGGCGACGTCGCGGCGGAAAAGACCTTCACCAACGACGTCGCCGGCAAGGCATTTCAGGTCAAGGGCGAAGCGCCGCCGTGGGAGGATCTGCGCAACCGCGCCGAGAATTCCGGTCACCGTCGCGGCGCCATCCCGTTCCCTGGCCTCGTCGTCACGGTCGGGATCGACGTCAACGGCGATTGGCTCAACTGGCATGTGGTTGCATGGACGCGCGACCACCGCCGCTTCGTCGTCGACTACGGCCGCATCGATGGTGCGGTCACCGAAGCGGCAGTTTGGCGACGGCTCGACGATCTGGTCGCGTCGAAGTGGAGGCACGAGTCTGGCAACTTTATCGGCCCCGACCTGGTGGCGATCGACGGCAACGCCTGGACCGAAGACGTATGGAACTGGGCCAAGCGTCACCCGACGTCGAAAGTCATCATGGTGCGCGGCGTCGACGGCGACGACAAGCCGTTGATCGCCAAAGTCAAGCGAGAGCGCTCGCGCCGTTCCGGCAAGGTGCTGAAATACCAGAGTCGCTTCTACAACTTCGCTACCTCGATCTTGAAGTGGTCGCTCTATCGCAACCTCAGCAAGACCGATCCGCTGCACGCCGGATTCGTCGGCTTCCCCAAAGGGCTCGGCGACGTCTACTTCCGCGAGCTGACCGCCGAGCGGCGCATCGAGATCAAGAATCGCGACGGCACGACCCGATTCGGTTGGGATCTCACCGAGAAAGAGCGCAACGAAGCGCTCGACACGATGGTGCAGGCGGAAGCGGCGGCGATCAAGTTTGGGCTGCGCGATCTTCCGCCAGGCTTATGGGACCGCATCGAGGCAGAACGCGCCACGCCGATCGTCGATGCGCAGCTCGATTTCGAAGACGCGCCGGCGGCGCTGGCGCTCGCCGCGCAGAACGAACCGGCCGCCGTCGGGGGCACCCCTTCAACGCCTCGACGGCCAGAACCGCAGCCGCGCCGCACGTTCGCCGATTTTGCTCGCCGCCTTGGAGGTTCCTGATGCTCGCCAACGTCAATGACGCCCGCGTCCACGCGGCCTTCCTGCGCGGCCTGTCCGGCCAGTCTGACTTTGCCGAGGATCGCGCGGCCTTCGCCGAAATCGCCGAGTTTCTCGAACACATCGTCGAGGGCCGCCTTGTCGTGCGCGCTCCGCGGCCCGTAGTTCCTGACGATGAAGCTGCGGCTTCCGGCGCGCCTGTTGGAGTTTCCCCGGCCGCCGCGGCGCCCGCAACGCCGGTCGACGAAACCGCGGTCGCGCAGATCGACGCCGCGACGCCGAAGAGCGAGGCGGCCGAGGCGAGCACGATTACCAGGGCGCTTGACGAAGGCGTCGCCGCACAACTCCCGTCGGAGCCGTCCGCGTGACCAACGCGGTCGACCCGCTGACGCCTGACGTTCTCGGCGCTCGGCTCGCCGAGGCCGAAGCGGCGTTGCACACGCTGATGACGACTGGCGGCGTCACGGAGCTGGCCCACGGTCAGAAGACGATGAAATACGCACGCGCCGATGTGCCGCGTCTGCAAGCCTATATCCGCGATCTTCGCGGCCAGCTCGGCCTTCCTGGCGCGCGTCCGCGCGCTCGACGCGTGAGCTTCTAAATGACCCTGCTCGGTCCAGACGGCTCGCCTCTTCCGCCATCCGCCCGCGTCGCCGCTGGCGCCGGCGCGATGCGCGCGTTCGGCGTCGCGATCGGCCGTTCCTACCAAGGCGCGTCGCTTACCGACCCCGATCTCGCGTCGTGGACGGTCGCCAACCCGTCGCCGCAGCTCGCCGTCACGTCCGACCGCGCCATTCTCGCCGCGCGAGTCCACGATCTCGCGCGCAATGACGGCTGGGCGGCGGGAGGCGTCGCCCGCATGGTCGACGCGATCATCGGCTCAAATTGGCGTCTGTCGGCGCGGCCCAACGCCAAGGCGCTCGGTATCGACCAGGACGAGGCCGACGCGGTCGCCGAGCAGATTGAGTCTTTGTGGCGCCCCTATGCATCAGGCGTCGACAACGCGATCGACGCTGGCGAGCGGCTCAATTGGGGCGGCCTGCTGGCGCTCAATTTCCGCCATCGCATCTGGGACGGCGAGGCGATCGCCGTTTCGCTGTGGCTCAAGCGCTCGTGGGCCTATTCCACCTGCATCCAGACGATCCATCCCGACCGCCTGTCGAATCCCTACAACGGGCCGGACACGCTTTATCTGCGCGCCGGCGTCGAGATCGGCGATCGCGGCCAGCCGCTCGCTTATCACTTCCGCTCGACCCATCCTGGCGACCAATACTTCGCCAACCCGAAGTTGTTCACCTGGGATCGCGTCGTCCGCCGCACCGCCTGGGGCCGAGCCACCGTCGTTCACGCTTTCGAACCGCAGGCGGCCGATCAGTTTCGCGGCGTCTCGCCGCTGGCGCCGATCCTGAAGAAGATTCGCATGCTCGGCCGTTACGACGAAGCCGAGTTGCAGGCCTCGGTCCTCAACGCGATCCTCGCCGCGTTCGTCACATCGCCGTTCGACGCCGAGCAGCTCGCCGAGACGATGAGCGCCGACGCGCTCTCGCCCTACCAGGACATGCGGGCCGAATGGCATGAGAGCAACCGCGTGCGGCTCAGTGGCGCGCAGGTCAATTTCCTGGCGCCGGGCGAAGAGATCAAGCTTTCCAGCCCGAACCATCCGAATTCGGTCTACGAGGCGTTCGAACGCACGGCGCTGCGCAACGTCGCGACGGCGATCGGCGTCTCCTATGAACAGCTGTCGATGGATTGGAGCCAGGTCAACTATTCCAGCGCGCGCGCCGCGCTGCTGGAAATTTGGCGGGGCTTCACGTCGCGCAAGGACAATTTCGCCCATCAGTTCGCCCAGCCGATCTACGCTAATTGGCTCGAAGAGGCGGTCGACCGCGGCGACGTCAATCTGCCGAAGAAAGCGCCGAAGTTCCTCGAGGCGAAGTCCGCCTGGTGCGAGTCCAAATGGGTCGGGCCCGGCCGCGGCTGGGTCGACCCACAGAAGGAAGCGCTCGCCGCGATCACCCGCATGGACGGTGGTCTATCGACCATGGAACACGAATGCGACGAGCAGGGCATGGACTGGCGCGTGGTGCTGGTCCAGCAGGCGCGCGAGTATAAGGAACGCGAGAAGCTCGGCTTGCCGCCGCTCATTCCGATGCAGGCCGCGCGCACGCTGCTGACGATGCCTGCCGAGGACATCGATGACAAAGCCAAGGCCGGCGATAAGAAAGACGGCGCGCCTCCGCCGCCTCCGCCGCCGCGTAAACAGCAGGCCGCCTGATGACCCATCTCGCCCGCGTCGCTTCGCTGATCTTCAACACGCCGCTCTTGGTGACGCCAGACGTCGCCTGCACTATCGCCAACGCGCTCGCGGAGCGCTGGGGCGTCGATCCGCTGGAGCCGTTCGACGCCTCTCGCTTTGTCGGTCAGCCCAGTGGCCCGCGCGACGCCAACGGCGAAATGCGGACGATGTACCGCGCCGAGAAAGGAATCGCGCTGATCGGCGTGATGGGCGAGTTGGTCAACCGCGGTGCGTGGGTCGGCGCCTCGTCTGGGCTGACGAGCTATGAAGGCCTCGACGCGCAGCTCGCCGCGGCCGAGCGCGACGACGCGGTCAAGGGCGTCGTGCTCGACATCAACTCGCCCGGCGGCCAGGCCGCCGGCGCGATGGAGACGGCGGCCAAGATCCGCGCCCTCGACGCCAAGAAGCCGGTCGTCGCCTTCGTCAACGGCATGGCGGCGTCCGCCGCCTACGCGCTGGCCTCGGGCGCGCGAACGATCGTCGCCACGCCGTCGGCGATGCTCGGCTCGATCGGCGTCGTTTGGATGCACGTCGATCGCTCGGCGCAGGCGGAGAAGGCCGGCGTTAAGCCGACGCTGCTGACTGCTGGCGCCTTCAAGACCGACGGCCACCCATTGGCGCCACTCGCCGCCGACGCGCGCCAGCGCATCCAGGCGCAGATCGACAAGGTCTACGACCTGTTTGTGCAGACGGTGGCGGCGCATCGGCCGATCGACGCAGCCGCCGTGCGGGCGACCGAAGCCGGCGTCTACATCGGCTCGCAGGCGGTCGAGGCCGGTCTCGCCGATCTCACCGGCTCGCTCGAAGATGCATTCCAGGCAGTTCGCGCGGCGCTGCCGAAATCCCAATTCAGCGGATCGTTCTTCGCCGCCTCAAAGGAGTCCAACATGACCGATGCATTCACCAAAGCCCAACTCGACGCCGCCGTCGCCGAAGCCAAGGCGGCCGGCGCCGCCGAAGCGAAACCGACTTTTGTCAAAGAGGCCGCCGAAGCCGAGCGCGCTCGCATCGGCGCCATCCTCGACGCAACGTCCGCCAAGGGGCGTGAAGCCCAAGCGCGCCACTTCGCCTTCAAGACCGCGATGAGCGTCGCCGAGGCGAGCGCCGCGCTGGAGGCCGCGCCGGCCGGGCAGGAAGGCTCGCCGCTCGTTCGTGCGATGGAGAGTCTCGACCAGCCCAAACTCGGCGCTGGCGCGCCGGCGGATGGCCGCGCCGCGCCGCGCGCGGTCGACACTGCCGGCATCTACGCCGCCCGCGCCAAGGCCTCGACCGGCCGCTGAGCGGCCGCCGCGTTCGTCACCTGCGAATCCACCCCACAATCAGGATGTGCCCCATGTCTCTGACCGAAAACCCGCATGCCGGTTCGTTCATCGTCTCGATGGCCGACGACGGAAATCTCTCGACCGATAATGGCGTCGTCGCTTCGGGCGCCGGCGTGCTCCTTCCCGGCGCGGCGTTGGCGCTCAACTCGGGCGGCAAGTACGTCCCGATCGCGCCGGCCGCGACCGATGGGACTCAGAACTGGGCTGCCTTCCTGTTCGGTCGCACCGACGCGACGTCCGCCGACGCACCCGCGGTCGTCGTCAGCCGCCACGCCGAAGTCTATGCGAGCGGTTTGATCTGGCCAACCGGCATCACCGCGCCGCAGAAGGCCGCCGCGCTGGCGCAGGCCGCCGCCGCCCTGGTCGTCGCGCGCTGACGGCGCGCCGTCTCACCGCGCGCTGACGCGCGCTTACCGAAACCGCGCTAACCGCGCTTCAGCTCGCAGGAGTCCATCATGGACCCGTTGGTTCTCAATCCTTTCACCGCCGACGCTTTCTCGTTTCTCAGCCTCACCGACTCGATCAACAAGCTGCCGTTCACGCCAGGCCGGCTCGGCGAACTCGGCCTCTTCAGCGAGAGCGGCATCGCCACGACCGGCATCATGATCGAGGAAAACAACGGCTTCCTCAGCCTGATCAATTCGAGCAAGCGCGGCGGCCCGGGTGAGACGCGGCCGAAGAATCCGCGCGCTGCCCGCACCCTCGTCGCCTCGCACTATCAAATCGACGACACAATCCTCGCCGAGGAAGTGCAGGGCGTGCGCGAATTTGGCCTGCCGGCGACGCCGCGCACGGTCGAGACCTATCTCGGTCAGCGCATGGCGCAGATCACACCGAATTTCGACGCGACGCTCGAATTCCAGCGCGTCGGCGCGCTCGGCGGCATCATCCTCGATAAGAACGGTGCAACCGTTTACAACCTGTTCACCGAGTTTGGTGTGACGCAGGCGACGCCGGTTTCGTTCGGAGGCCTCGCCTCGACCATCAAGCCGCGCGCGGTCTCCGCAACAGTCGTCCGTGCGGTCAAGAAGTTGCTCGGCGGCATCGCCATGCGCGGCGTCGGCGCTATGGCGTCCGATACGTTCTGGGATGCGCTGATCACTCACCCCGACGTCGAGAAGACCTATCTCTATCAGGAAGGCCAGCGCCTACGCGACGGCATCGCCTATGCGCAGCTCGACTTCGGCGGCATCCATTGGGAGAACTACCAGGGCTATGTCCCGGCCAACGACGGCACGACCGCCGTGACGCCGTTCATCCCCGCCGGTTCGGTGCTCTTCTACCCGATTGGTGTGCCGAACTTCTTCCGCAGCGTGTTCGCGCCCGCCGATTACAACGAAACCGTCAACACGATCGGCCTGCCGCGCTACGCCAAGGCGATCCCGTTCGACAACAACAAGGGCGTGCGGCTGGAGATGCAGGCAAACCCGCTCTCCTACTGCACTCGGCCGGGCGCGCTGGTCTCCGGCACGCTCTCCTGACGCATGTCGGCTTTCGCTGACGCCTTCATCGGCCGCCAGGCCGCGCTGGACTCAGCTTTCGGCGAGCCGCTGCTAATTGTGCCGCAGCTCGCCGGCGAGTTCACAGCGGCAGGCGCTGACCCGGCCAATCCAGCCTTCACGGCGATCGGCGTGCTCGACGTCGAAGGCGTCGTGGTCGATGGATCCGGACGGAAGACGGCCGCCCGCAGCGAAGTCGAGACGACGAACCCGGTCGTCGACTTCGCACTGACGCAGTTCGGCCCCGGCCGGCCGCAGCCGGTCAAGGGCTGGCTGATCACGGCGACGTCGCGGCTCGGTTCACCGTCCTACGCCGTGCTCGACGCGCTGCCCGACGGCGTCGGCCGGATCGTCTGCCAACTAGCGCCGCTGCCGTGAGCGGCCTTTCCGCCTTTGCGCTTGGCTTCGCCGCTGCGCGCGCCATCCGCGGCCGCACCTGGGCCGGCGCCAATGTGCTGTTCGAGCCGAACGCGCCGGTCGACGTCACCGCGCCGCTGATCTGCGTCTGGTCAGGCCTCGGCCGTGGCGAAGTCGCTGGTGGCGACCTGCTCAACGGCTCGGCTCACGCGCGGCTGCGCTTCGAATTCTTCCTGCCGCCGCGGGTGTCGGTCGACGCCGTCACGTTCGACGCCACGACCAATCAAGCGTTGCTGTTCGCGGCGCTATGGCGGCAAGTCTTAGTCCCGCTGCTGACCGACACGACGCCCTGGGCCGATCTCTGGCGCCGTCTTCGCCTGCGCGTCGCGTCGATCGATGAAGCGCGCGACCTGTTCGAGACCGACAAAGGGCAGAAGATCCCGGTCAACGTCGTCGAACTGCAGGTCGAGACATTGGCCGAGCCGCCGATCGGCGAGCCGCCGTGCGGCGTGTGGGCCGATTTTGTCGCCGCGATGCGCGCCGACACGGCCGAAGTCGCCGGCCTCGCCGACTTGATTGCCGCGCAGATCCAAGGTTCGGCCGATCCGCTGCCGGATTGGCAGGTCGACATGGGACTGCTCGGAGCCAACGCGCTTGCCGTGCAGGCGATCGATCTCGGGCCCGGCGATAATTCGACGCCGGCGGTCGACACCGGCGACAACGCACCGACGCAAGAGACAGTGACTGAACCGATCACTCCGCTGCCGGGGCTGTGACGTGAGCGCCGACCGCGCGCTGCTGGAGATCCACGAGGCGCTCGGTGAGATGTTTTCTCGCCATGCCGACCTCGAGGCGCGCATCGAGCGGATGTTCCGCAAGGGCAAGGTCACCGACGTCGACGCGACGAAAGGGCTTTACCGCCAGGAAATCGGTCTCGACGACCAAGGTCAAACGGTCAAATCGCCGTGGGCGCCCTATTCGCAGATCGCCGGCGCCCGCAAGTCGCATTCGCCGCCGAGCGTCGGTGAGCAATATCTGCTGATCAACCCCGATGGCTCGCCCGACTTCACCCAAGGGCTCGGCGTGCCGCACGGCTGGTACGACCAGAACCTATCGCCTTCGACCGATCCGGCTGCTGACGTGACGACGCGCGGGACGACCAAGGATACGACGACCGCCTCGTCGCGGGTGCTCGAGGTTGGCGGCGCGAAGTTCTCGATGACCGACGGCGTGCTCGAAATCGACGCGACGACGATCAAGCTCAAGGGCGACGTGCAGGTCAATTCGTGAGGAGCGGTCATGGGGCTCACCGTCGCGCGGCTCGGCGACACATCCGATCATGGCGGCGCGATCGTCACCGCCGGGACGATGCATGACGCCGGCGGCATTGAGATCGCGCGCGTGACCGACATCCTCGCCTGTCCGATTCATGGGCCGAACCCGATTGTCACTGGCTCGCCGAATTTTGTCTCGCAAGGCCAGAAGGTCGCCCGCACGTCGAGCCTGACCGCGTGCGGGGCGGCGATCATCGGTTCGGCGCCGAACTACGTGTGCGACTGAGATGACCGCCGGTCTCAACCGCTTCACCGGCCAACCGCTCGCTGGCTTCGCTCACGTCGAGCAAAGTCTCGGCGTCATCTTCACCACGCGGCTCACGTCGCGCCTGATGCGTCGCACCTTCGGCTCGGCGGTTCCCAAGCTGCTCGGCCAACCACTGACGTCGGATCGGCTGCTGCGCTTCTACATGGCGATCGTCATCGCCGTCGAGTTGTGGGAGCCGCGCTTCAAGGTGATCTCGCTCGACTATCCCAAGGCGCAGAACAGCGCCTCTCAGCTTCAGCAGGGGCGCTTCGGCGTGACCATCCTCGGCCAATACATGCCGAACGCCCTCGAAGGCGACTTCACCGTCGCCGCCACTGTTTCGGTGATCCTGTGACGGCGCATTGCCGCTCGAACTCGCGAGGTTGACGGTGTCCGACCGCTTTCCTGACGCGACCCTGGCGCTGTCGCTGCTGCCACCGCCGGCGGTTATCCAGCCGGTCGACTACGCCGCGATCAAATCGGCGCGCGTCGCTGATCTCGCTGCGCGACTCGCCGCCGCTGGCGTCGCCTTCGACGTCGCCGCGCTGGAAACCGATCCGGCCGTCATCCTGCAGGAGGAAGGCGCTTATCGCGAGGTGCTGAATCTCGCCGCGATCAACGCCGCCGCCAAGGCGGTGATGATCCTTTACGCCCAGCGCGCCGACCAGGACGTTCTCTACGCGCTGCTCGGCGTTCGCCGCTTGACGCTGACGGCCGCCGACCCGACGACCACTCCGCCGACGGCGGCGGTGATGGAAGGCGACGACGCCTTCCGCGCCCGCGCTCAGATCGCGCTCGAGGGAACCGCACCCGGCCTGACCGGCGGCGGCTACGCCAGCGTCGCCTTGCGAGCTTCGGCGGAAGTGCGACGCGTCGGGCTGATCACTGCGCCGGGCGGCGTGGTCAATGTGATTCTGCAAGGCAACATCAACGCCGACGGCTCGGTGTCTTCCGCCGCGGTGCAGGCGGTGGCGGCGGCTCTCAACGACGATTGGAGCGCCGATCCGGCGACCGGCAGTCAGTTGACCGACATTCCGCAGGTGCGCTCGGCGACGCCGCGCCCCTACGCGATCGTCGCGCGGGCGATCGTGCCGATCGGCCCGTCGCTCGCCGCCGTCCGAGCGGCTTCGCTTGCCGCGCTCGCCGCCGCGACGACGTCCCTGCAACTGATCGGCAATGCGGTGCCGACCGACGCTTTGATCGCCGCCGGCCGCGTCGCGCCGATGACCAAGTTCATCCTCGATCAGCCGGTCGCCGACGTGATCTGCGCGGGCGACGAGACGCCTTACTGCACGTCGATTGTGGTCACGGTGACCAATGCCTGAAGCGAGTATGCTGCCATCGAACGCGACGCCGTTCGAGCGGGCGCAGTCGCTTGCCGACGCTTCGCGTTGGCCGCTGCCAGTCGACCTGATCAAGAGCGTGTGGAACCCGGCGACCTGTCCGCTCGATCTGCTGCCCTATCTCGCCGCCGGCCTCGGCCTGGAAATCTGGCATGACGACTGGAGCGAGGCGTTCAAGCGCGCGACGATCGCCGACATCTGGGCGCTGAAGCGCAACAAGACGAAGCTCAAAGGCCTCGCTGCTTACGCCGGGCTCGAAAGGGCGACGATTGTCAAGGCGGTGCGGCCGCGCGACAAGGTGTTCGCCGTCGAGCCGTGGAGCGCCGCCGAACGTGCGGCGATCGAAGCGGCGATGCCGCAGATCCATATCTTCCCGACCGCGCCGGCCTTCGCGGTTGAGCTCGGCATGGCCTTTCTCGGCGCCTGTGCTCTCGGCGCCAGCTTCACGCTCACGCCGTCCGACGCCGCTGAGCGGTGGGCCGAGCGCGCGGTCTATGTCGACGGCGCGACGTCCATCCGCTGCCGCGTCGACAACCTCGACGGTCTCGCCAGCGCTTCGACGCAGATCGCGGTTTCGACGGCCTGCAGCGTCGCGCGCTATTTTGCCGGCGCGGCGCTCGAAACCGGGGCTTTGTTCGCCGACGACGCCGAGACGAGCGTGATCCTAATCACGCCGGACTCCTCGGCGCTGAGCTTTGCCGTGCCCACCGGATTGACGCCGTCGACCGTGCGGCCGGTTCCGACCGCCGACAACGTCGCCGGCCCGGTCGACATGGCTTTCGCCTACCACATGACGCTCGGCTATCTGTCGACGCTCTATCCGAGCGACGCCGCCGAGCATCTCTATTCGCGCCTGACCTTGTTCGATCTTTCGCGGATCAAGGATCCCGGCGCAGCGGTGTCGTTCTGGGGCTGGTCGAGCTTCGGCTGCGCGCCTTACACCGCAGAGCTGACGCTCGACGTCAGGCTTGCCGGCCCGGCGTGGCCGTTCCCGGGGCCGCTCGGCCTCGCCACAATTATAGAGCCAGACCTGTCGCCGTTTTGGGACGCGCTGGCGGCGCTGCGGGTCGCCCAGGCGCAGCGCGACACGGTTCTGGTGTCGACGAAACTATATCAGCCGATCAATTTCAATTCCGGCTATCGCTTCGGCCAGTTCGACTTCGGCGATCTGCAAAAAGTCGCTTAGTTCGCTCGAGACGCCGAGCAAAACCCAAGGTGGTCCAAGATGGAAACCAAGCGCAACTTCGCCAATTATCAGCAGGTCTCGCCGGCCGATCTCAATGCGATCCAGGCTGACGCCGAGACCAGCCTCGACGACGTCGTGCAGGACACGCTCATCCCGGCGATGGCTTATACCGGCTTCGTCGGCGCCAAGACCGGCCCAGCGCAAGTGTCGGTCGCCAGCGGCCGCCTCTACATCAGCGGCAAAGTCTACGCGCTATCCACCGCGACGCCTTACGACTTCACCTCGATCCTGCCGGTCGCGTCGCAGAAGATCGTGCTGATCTGCCTCAACGGCGTAGAAGAGGACACTAACGTCGCGGCGGTCAATTTCCTCTCGCCGACCCTGTCGACGCCGACCAATCCCGTCTATCAGCCGCAATCGGTGGCGCTCGACCACGTGCGGCTCGCCAATATGAGCTATGTCGTCGGCGCCGAAAGCCCGAATCCGTCGCCGCCGTCGATCAGTTCGACCCTCCTCGCCGTCGCCACGGTGACGCTGTCGCCGACCGGCGTCGCCTCGGTCGCCAACATCGCTTCGGCGCAAGCTCCCAATCTCCAGGACGTCGCGTCGCGAACTGCGGCGCTCGAGGCGTGGGAAGGCGTCGCGGCGCCCGAACTAACGTCGCTGTCGTCGTCGATCGCGCGGTTGTCGAACAGCTTGCAGGCGCCCTCGACCGCGGCGTTGACCGGGCAGATCCTGCAGCGGCTCGCCGTGATCGAGGCCAAAGACGGCATCCCGTCGACCGCCGCCTCTTCCGCAGCCGATTTCTTCCTTACTGGCGCGACGTCCGATCTCGCCAATCTGCTGTCGTCTTGCAACGTGGCGGAAGGGGTGCGCTTCCCCGACGACGGGGCCGCCGACGCCGCGCTGCAGCTGTTCAACCCGCTCGACCCACTGGCGACGGTGATCAACGGTGTGCTGTTTCCCGCCTACGACATCGCCGTCGGCGCCAGCATCGGACCGGCGATCGGTTCGACGTCAATCGCCGCCTACACCTATCAGACGACGACCTGGACGCAGAAGACGATGGCGCGCTCGCGCGTGCGCTACGGCACTGAGTTCACCGTCTGCACCAACTCCGCCTTCTGGCAGAGCGGCAGCTACGACCCGATTTCCGGCATTTTCACCCTGCCGGATGGCGAGACCTTCCTCGCTGCGTTCGATCCGACCGCCGGCGTCTACGCCGCCAACACCGGCGGCGGCCTGTCGCATCTCGGCGTTCGCCTCGAGGAGTTCTGGACCGACAGTGTCAACGTCGATTATTGGGACCGCCTGACGACCAATGGGACGCTGACCGGCTCGTCGGTCGAGGAAACCTTCCAGGCGTCGCAGGACACCTGGCTCGCCGGCGTCGACCTGGCCTTCACCCAGCTCGCCGCGAGCGGCGGCGTCACGGTGTCGATCTGCGAATGCACGCCGGCCGGCAACGTCGACCTGACCAAGGTTCTCGGCCAAGTCACGCTTCCCTTCGCCTCGCTCGGCCTCAGCCCGACCAAGACCCAGTTCCTCTTCCCGCAGCCAGTCTGCTTGACCGGCGGCACGCGTTACGGCCTGCACGTCTCGACCGCCGCCAATCATTTCATCGCCACTGCGGATGGCGGCGCGTTCCCCAACGGCATGTTCTTCGGCCTGGTCGGCGGTTATGCGATCGCCGATCCGACCAAGCACATCGTCTGTGACTTCCTCAATTGCGCCTTCACGCAATCGCTGTCGACCATTACGCTGGAGGGTCTGCAGCTCAGCGGCGGCATCACCTCGATCGACGCGCTGTTCGCCAGCGTCATTCCCGACTCGAGCCAGTTGACGTTCCAGGTCCAAGTCGCAGGCGCGTGGATCGCGCTGGCGGCGGCCGACGTCGGTGCGCTCAACGCTGGCGGCGCGTTGCCGCCGCTGTTGCCGTTTCGCGTCGTCTTCCAGGGCTCGCAGACGATGCAGCCGTGCATCGATCTGCTGCATTCGAACGTGCATGTGTCGCGGCCAAAGACGGCCTATGTGCACGTCTGGCCGCTCGGCGGTCGCACGCTCGCCGCGCCGTCGACGCAGATCCGCTGCATCGAGCGCTACGAAAGCTTCGATCCTTCCTATCACGCGGCGTCGATGAATCTCTTGACCGGCGTCGGCTTCGCCACGTCGACCGCGCCGTCGTCGACCTCCGACGTCGTCAACGACGACGGCTCGGTCGAGCGCACCTATGTGTGGAACCTCGGCGGGGCAGTCTCGGCTTACAAATACGAGAGCCTCGGCACGACGACCGCGGCGCTGAAGACCTTCCATATCGCGTGGTTGAAGGATTGGGCGCTGTAAGCCGCTCCGCGGCCCACGAATAGCGAGTGGCGACGCGGCGACTTCCATTCGCCACTCGCCATTCGCATCTTCCCCGAGAGGAGCCTCCATGGCCTACGTAGAAGTGAAACTCAAGAAAGCGGTCGTTGTCGCCGACCATCTCTACAAGCCTGGCGTGCGCCATATCGTCGATGAAGTGACGCTGGCGGCGATGGGCGACGCGGTCGCGTCGACGTCGCCCGCGCCCGCGCCGTTGACGACGACCGCGATTGCGGCCGCCGCGCAAACCGCGACGGTTGCGAAGGCGCCGGCAAAAGCGCCGACCGCGACCGCCGCCGGCCACAAGCCCGTCGTTGAAACTAAGTCGACGGCGAAGAAGAAATAAATGACCGCGCTTCCCGCCGATCTCGATTTCGTCGCCGATCCGACGGCGTCACCGGCGCGGATGAATCGCGCCATGACCAATCTCAACGGCCGCACCGCCGCGCTCGAAACCTACAAGCCGAATTTCGACGCGGCGCTGGCGACAATCCAGCAGGTCGGCCTCGATCGCCTCAGTCAGGTGCTGATTCCGATCTACGAGCAATTGGTCTCTGTCGCCCAGCTCGGCGCGCTGTTTCGCGCCCATTCGAGCTCGACCCTCGCCGTCGCCGCGGGGCCACAGACCTTGGTTGTCGACCCGGCGCAGGCGTCGCAGTTCGCCGCCGCAGCCTGGGTCATTGCCGTCAGTGATGACGCTTCGGCGGCGATGGCGGGCCCGGTGACGAGCTACAACCGAACGACAGGCGCGCTGGTCGTCGATGTCGTCGAAGGCGAAGGGTCGGGAGCTTTCGCCTCATGGACGATCTCGCCCTGGGCGCCGACGCAGCTTTCGACCGGAACCGACGACGGCGACATCGATCACCCCGGTCTCACGCCGGTGATCGCTGGCTATCTCAGTCCGGAAGCGGTCGACGCCGTCGCCGACGCCGAGGCTGCAGCCGTAGCCGCGGCGTCGAGCGAGGCGGCCTCGGCCGGGTCGGCGGGCGCGGCGGCCGCCGATCGCGCAACCACCGCGACGCTGTTGGCGATGTTTCGCGCCGGTTTCCTCGGCGTCTTCGCCAGCGACGCCGCCGCGGCGGCCTTCGCTGCGGCCAATTCGATCGCGCTCGTCGCCGGCGTTCTCTACCTCAGTAGCGCCACGACGACCTACCGCATCTACAGCGGCTCGGCGTGGGGCGACTACACGGCCTCAGTCGTCGCCTCGGTCAACGGCATGGTTGGATCCGTCGTTGGCGTCGAAGTGACGGCGAACAAAGGCGCAGCCAACGGCTACGCCAGCCTCGACTCCGGCGGCCGCGTGCCGACGACGCAAATTCCTTCCGGCGCCTCGATCGACGACGGCGCGATTTAGGGCTCGTTATGACCATCCAGATCAAACGCACTAAGGTCGGCACCGCCCCCTCTTCGCTGGCCGACGGCCAGTTGTTCATCGACCAGCTCAACGGCGTGCTGAAATGGGCCGACTCGACCGGCGCCATCCACGCGACGCCGCTGAAGACGGCGGTCGCCAATGGCCTCGCCTCGCTCGATAGCGGCGGCAAGATCCCGACCGCGCAACTGCCCGCCGCGATCGTCGGCGCCTTGCAATATCAGGGCACATGGACCGCCGCGACCAACGTGCCGGCGTTGACCTCCGGCATCGGCACGAAGGGAAATTTCTACAAGGTCTCGGCCGCCGGGACGACGGCGATCGACGGCAACGCCGTCTGGCTCGCCGGCGACCTCATCGTGTTCGACGGGCTGGCGTGGGATCGGATCGACGGCGGCGTCGCCGGCGTCGACTCGACCGATCTGGCGGATTCGACCGCGCTCGGCCGCTCGCTGATCGTCGCGGCCAGCATCGCCGCCGCGCAATCGGCGCTCGGCCTCAGCCCGAAGGGTTTCTTCTTCAAGGCCGATTCCACGACGCCGGCCTTCAGCGTCACTGGCGCCGGGACGATCAGCGTCAAGGCCGGGACGATCGCCGAATGCGCCGGGAGCCTGTTCTCCTATGCAACAGCGACGGCGGTGACGATGCCGAGCCTGTCGGCTGGGGGCGACTATTTCGCTTATCAGTGTCTGGACGGCTCGATCCGCGCCGATGCAAGCGCCACCGCGCCCACCGGCTACACGACCGCCAACAGCCGTCAGATCGGCGGCTTCCACTACGCGCCAGGCGGCAACGCCACTGCGATGGCGGGCGGCAACACGACGCCGGCGATCAATCCCTATTCGGTGTGGGATCTGAAGTTTCGCCCGCGCTGCATCGATCCGCGCGGCATGGCGCTGGTCGCCGGCCGGTTCTGGGCCGACATCTATCTGACCAACACCGCGACCGACGCCAACGGTTCGTCGCGCTACGGCCTGGCGATTTGTTCCGGCGGCGTCCCGCCCAAAATTCCCGCCGCGTTCGGCGGCAACGGCTCGACTGCCTACGGCCAGTTCAATTGGTGGGACGCCAACGAGGTGGTCGCCTCGGCCGGCAAGCGGCTGCTGACGACCGAAGAATTTCAGATCGCCGCCTACGGATCGACCGAAGAAACCTCGCTTTCCGCCGATCCGGTGACCACCGGCCTGCAGGCGGGAACCTACACCTCGAAGTGGGGCCTGTTTCAGGCCACCGGCTGCTATTGGGTGTGGGGCCGCGAACTCGGCGGCCCGTACTCGGCGGCAAGCTGGGCGCAGTCGACCGGCAACCGCGGCCAGTTCTACAACATGCCTAACGCCGGGTTCCTGGGCGGCTTCTTCGGCTTCGGCGCGTCCTCCGGCTCGCGCGCGTCGATCTGGTTCAACGCCGCCTCGGCCTCGGCCGGCACCACCGGGGCGCGGGGCTGCTGTGACCACCTGATGCTCGTCTAGCTGAGCGAAAGCGAGGCGAGAGTGTGAGTGAGATCGCAAGGGACGACCACGTCGCCCATCAAGGGCTGGCGATCGTCGAGGCCTACGAACAGTTCGTCAATTATCTCTACCCGATCTTGCAAAACGCGCCGCGCAAGCATGGCGTAGCGCGCGAAATGGCGCTGCAGGCGATGTTTTCGCAGATCGAGTTGTTCTTCGCGGCGGCGAAATCTCCTCAAGCCTCGCGACTCTATTCCGCTGACGCGCATCTCGCGCAACTGCGGTTCTGGCTACGCTTCATGGCCGACAGCAATCGCCGCATGTTGACGCCGCACCAACATCGAGCCGCGCTGGCGCTGCTCGCGACGGTGGGGAAGATGCTCGGCGCTTGGATCAAAACCATGAAGGGTAGGGGTTGAGTGAGGGCAAAGCCAGGCCGCGCATCGTTGCGCCGTGATCCTGGGCGGCAACTTCGGCAACGGCGCGAACTCCGGCTCGCGCGCGTCGAACTGGAACAACGCCGCCTCGAACTCGAACGGCAACATCGGGGCGCGGGGCTGCTGTGACGACCAATTGGGACTCTGCGTCGGTCATGGCCGCGCAGGTCGGCTACCTCGACGGTGGTCAGCTCGCTCGACCTGCTTCGGCGAATACATTGCGCGGTTCGGCAGAGCGGGGAGTAGGCGTTCGAAACCCGCGGCCGGCTCGCAATGGGTAAGAAGCATCGTAATCTGATCGGTCTCATCGTCGATGCCGACAACATGCGTCAAGCGCTGCAGCAGGCGGCACGCGGCAAGCGGCGTTCGGTCGGCTACCTGGAGTTCAAGGAATACGGCGAGCTCAATCTCGAGCTGCTCGCCGAAGAGATCGCCGCCGGAGCCTATCGCCCGGCCGCGCCGCATCAGTTCGTCGTGTTCGAGCCCAAGCGTCGCGTGATCTCGGCGCCGACGTTCTGCGACCGCGTCGCGCAGCACGCGCTGGTCAATGTGATTGGGCCGATCCTCGACGCCGGGCTGTTGCCGCGCGCCTACGCCTGCCGCGAAGGGAAGGGGACACACGCTGCGGTGATCGCCCTGCAGTCGGATATGCGCCGCCTCGGCGCGCCGCTCTACGCGCTAAAGACGGATTTCTCGCGGTTCTTTCCGTCGATCGACCGAGTGATCCTCAATCGGTTGATCGCCAAGAAGATCACCTGCGCTGCGACGATTGGCCTGATCGAAGCGATCACGCCGCCGGACGGCGTCGGCCTGCCGATCGGCGCGCTGACCAGCCAGATCTACGCCAACGTCTACGCCGGCCAGGTCGACCGGATGCTGCAATGCGATCTCAAACGGCGGTTTTGGTATCGCTACATGGACGACATCGTCGTCCTCGGCCGCTCTTCGGAGCGCCTGCGCGCGGTCAAAGACCGCATCGAATCGTTCTCCCTGGCCGAGCTGGGGCTACGGTTCAGTCATTGGGGCGTCGCGCCGATCAGCCGCGGCGTGAACTTCCTCGGCTATCGCATTTGGCCGACGCACAAGCTGTTGCGCCGCCAAAGCGTTCGCCGCGCCCGGCGCCGTCTACGCGAACTCACTGCGGCCGGCGATCCTGAAGCGCTGGCGGCGTTCCGCGCCGCGTGGCTCGGCCACGCTCAATGGGCGGACTCGCATCATCTTCTGAAGAGCCTCGGATTGGAGACGTGAACGATGGCAATTCTCAACACGCCGGCGGACCTCGCCGCACTCAAAGGCTCGCCCGACTACGCCGCGGCGCTGCAAATCTTGCTCGGCTCGACCCAGACCTGGGTCAATCAGGCCGCGGTGGGAGCTCCGCCGAATTGGCAGCTTGTCACCGTCCTCTCGACGATCGAGGCGATGGGCTTCATGACGGTCGACGAGCTGCTCGCCGAATGCGCCGCCGCCGGCGTCGTCGCGCCGCCCGCACCGGCGCAGCCCGCCCCGCCGCCGCCCGCACCGCCGACCACCGTGCAGATGTGGCAGGCGAAGGCGGCGTTGAAGGCGGCCGCCTTCGTGCCGTCGCAGGCGCAAACCGCCGCCCAGGCCACGGTCGCCAACACGACCAATCTGCTCGACGCCGCCAACGCGCTAATCGCCGCCTCGGGCAACGGGGCGCTGCAAGCGTTCTGGGAATATGCGACCGCGCTGCAATCCGACAACGCGATGATCGCCTCGCTGGGCGCGCAACTCGGCCTGTCGCCAGCGCAAATCGCGGCGCTGTTCGCTGCCGCGGCGGCGCTGTCGTTCTGATCGTCGCCCTACCGCGTCTTCATTTTCAACCCGAAGGAAACCCACCATGACCGAACCGGCCTATGGCATCATCATCAATGAAAGCTACGCCGGCCCGTTGCCGGTGCAGTCCGGCGACTTCTCGGTCATCGGTCTGCTGCTGCCCGCCGACGACGCCGATGCGGCGACGTTCCCGCTCAACACGCCGGTGCAGTTCAACTCGTCCGACTCGACCTATCTCGGCAAGGCGGGCACGGGCGACTTCGCCAAGGCGCTGACGGCGATCAACAACCAACTGGCGGCGTGGCAGAGCGCCGCCAGCGTCGTCGCGGTGCTGGTCGCCCGCGGCGTCGACCGGCCGACGACGATCGCCAACCTGGTCGGCTCCTCAGTCGCTCTGACCGGCCTCTACGCCTTCCTCAAGGCGGGCGCGCTGACGATGACCATCCCGCGCCTGATCGGCTCGCCCGGCTATACCGGCGACGTCGGCCTGGGTGTCACTGCGCCGACGGTCAGCGCCGCCGGCATCGGCTTTACAGCGGCGCCGGCGGTCGCGTTCTCGCCGGCTGGCGCGACGGCTCACGCCGTGCTCGCCGTCGCCAACGGCATCGATGACCCCGTCGTCACCGCCGGCGGCTCGGACTACACGCATGCGGCGGTCGTGTTCACGCCCGCCGGCGCCACGGCGCATGCGGTCCTCACGGCGGGAGCCGTCAGCTCGGTCATCATGGATTTGCCGGGCGCCTACGAGGAAGGCGTCATGCCCACCGCCGCGATCACCGGCGACGGGGCCGGTGCGACGATGAGCTTCAGCCTGTTCCAGAACTCCTCGGTCGGCTCGATCGTTATGGACAGCCCCGGCGCTTACGGCGCCGGCGTCGACGTGACCGCAACGATCTCGGGCGGTGGCGGAAGCGGCGCCACCATGGGCTTCACCATGGCGCCCGTGAGCAACCCGCTGTGTGCGGCGCTGCCGGCGGTGCTGAAATCTCTGTTGGCGAAAGCGATCGTCGGCTCTTCCGGCGACGGTGTCGTCGCCGACACCTTCACCTGGCGTCAGACGCTGTCGTCGGATCGGCTTGACCCGGCCGACGCGTGGGTCATTCCCGGCTCCGGTGTGGGTTACACCGATGGCGTCGCCGAAGCGCTCGGCGCGCAGGTCGCGGTCGACTTCCAGCACGCCGGTATCCCCGGCTGGTCGATCTCCGGCCAGCAGATCAACGGCATCGGCGGCCTGAAGACTTATTACAGCTTCAGCCTCACCGACGGCGCGATGCAAGGCCAGGAACTGCTCGCCCAGCAGGTTAGCGTGATAGAGCCCGGCGCGATCGGCTCCGACACTGCAATCGCCTCGAGCGGCTACGTCTGGGCCGGTGTGTGGAACGCCTCGACCGACCCGCGCGCCTGGTTCTCCAACAAGCGGCGGATGAAGGACTACGTCAACCTGGCGCTGGTCAAGGCGATCCGGCTGCGGCTCGGCGTCGACAACGTGACGCCGCATGCGGTGCAGGCGGTGCTCAACGATATGGTGGTGTTGGGATCCTGGCTGTTGTCGAAGCAAATCAGCATCGGCTTCAAGGTGTCGTTTGTGCCGAGCCAGAATTCGCCCTCGCAGTTGCAGCAAGGCCAGTTCGTCGTGTCGTTCGCCAACGAGGTGCCGGCGCCGATTACTCAGGTCACCGTCAACTCGAGCGACGATCCCGATGCACTGACCGTCGAGCTGGCGACCATCATCGCCCAAGCCAACACCATCGCGCCGCAATACCTGACTTCGTAAGACGCGCCGCCGTCGCTTTGACCCTCTCCCGTCAGGCGGGAGAGGGGACGCCCATTTCCTCTCGCTCGGAGCCTTCCCATCATGGCCACGATCTACGTGCCTGAAGCCCTCAACATCTTTGTCACGGACCAGGGCCCGGACAATTCCAAGCATCTCAAGATCACCGACAGCACCTTTCCGGTGCTCGAGGAAAAGACCGTCGAGCATCACGCCGGCGGCTCGATCGGCGCGATCGAAATCGGCGGCCTCGGCCTCAATGCGCTGAGCTTCAACTTCAAGCTGGTCGGGTTCGATCCGCAGTCGGCGGCGCAGTTCGGCCTCGGCGGTTCCGGCCAGGTTCCTTATACCGTCTATGGCGCAGTGCGCGACAAGCAGACGGGGCAGGCAATCGAGCTGAAGTCGACGATGTGGGGCCGCATGGCCAAGCTCGACATGGGCACCTATAAGCGCGGAGACGCCGCCGAGCAGACGCACGAGATCAAGGAAATCACCCGCTACGGCCTCTACTGGAACAAGGTCGAGCTCTACTACTATGATTTCTTCGCCTCGATTTGGCGCGTCGACGGCGTCGATCAATACGCCGACGTGAACGGGATTCTGCGCATCAGCGGCGGCGGGTGA